GGGTAATGTTTTAGAAGTAACAATACCAAAATGGTCTGTTAAGAAAAATCCAGCAACAGGAGAATTTGAAACAGAACTAACTTTTGAAAATAGAAACGGGAAATGGTATCCAACAAATAAAAGTATTTTATCAGTATATGGTAAAAAATCAAACGACATAACCAAATCATCAGAAATCGACTTAGCGAATTTTGAATCAAATGATATTTCTAAAAGCATAGACATTATCATTAAAGCACTCGAATCGGGAATTATTGATTATGACAATATAGAGAAAGCCCATAAATACATAAGGAAAGAGCCGGACGGAAAGGGAGGGTTTAATTATATCTATGAAGAAACAAAAGATCATCAAAAAAAGGATGTAAAATTTGATATTGGTACCACTATTTCAGATAATGAAAAAGGTTTAGCCATTCAAAGATATTCAGAGAAAGCTATCATTATAAAAGGTAATACTTATGCTAATGTCGATTTATTAAGAAAGATTAAAGAAGAAATAGGAGTTGGAAATTGGAATAAAGCATTAAAAGGGTGGATATTTCCTTTAAGTTATGTTGATCAGGTAATGGGATATATCATTTCAAATACTGAAGATGAAGATAAAAAAGAAGCATTAATTAATACTAAAAACGCTTCTGTTGAGGTTGGTGAATTAGTTACAATAGCAGGAAATTTAACCGGTAAAGTTGAAGCTAATACTTCTGATGAAACTGGTATAAAATATGATGTTACATTAGATAATGGAACAAAGTTAACAGGTGTTGATGAAAAGGTGATGGAAGTAAAACCAGAAACTGATGATGCAAAAATAAGTGATTTGGTTAATAATTCGCAACCTGAAAACAGAGCAAAAACCGAAAAGAAACTTTTTGGGATTAAACCTATTGAAAATATTTATCAATATTATTTGTTTGATTATTTAATTATGAATGGAGTTGATGAATATTCATATGATGGTGATTTTGCTGAAATATTAAAACAAAAACATAAAGAAGCGGTAAAACTAGCAATAGAAGAAGGCAAAGAAATATCTGATAATAACTTAGATTTTTATCCTGATTTAAAAGAAGTTTATGGTAAAAAACGTCAGGCAATGTCAGAAGAAACAAAACGTAAAATTTCCGAAGCATTAAAAAAACATAAAGTAGAACCCGAAAGTTTAGAAATCCAAAAAGAGGAAGAAGAAGCAAAAGAACAGGGATTTCAAATTGTAGAAAAAGAAAATTATGTCCCTAAAAATGGAGAAGATATAATCATTACTTCACCATCAAATACTGTTCAAAGGGAACCATTGGTTATAAAAACAAAAGATTATACCGATATTCCTGCATTGGACATTATTATTCCAAAAGAAAAGAATATTTTAACATCTCCAAAACCATATTTTATACCTGAAATAAATTTAGATAGATTTAGAAGAAATGGTTATACTTTGTCTGCTGTTAAATTAGATGAAGATAAATATTTAGTTGCATTAGATGGATTTGAACCAGCAAGAACTTCTTTAATATCTTCAATTGAGGCTGTGAATAAATATGGTAATTTTGCTATAATGTCACTTGATTGCTATACAGCAACACAAAATTACTATCAATTAAAATCAAAGGTTGAATATAAAAAAGAACAATTAGATGAATATGAAAAGAAAAAACAACTAACAATTAAATCAATTGAAGAAATAGGAAGCATTCAGGATGAAGAAAAACGGAGAAATACACTTGAATATTTGACTAGGAATTTAAAATATTATGAAGAACATAAACCTTCTTTAAAGAGATTGAAGATATTAGCAGACAATAGAATGACATATGATCAAATGCATATGATTGAAATGTTAAAACAAAAAGATGGAATGAAACTTGGCAATAGGGAAGTTTGGGATATATATAATAAAATGAGTAAGGATAGGTCTCAAAAATCAATTGATATGCAACTTCATCAGGAATATTTAGATTCTGTTTACACAAAAGGTGCCAAAACAAGTTATGGGGATTCTGGAACAAAAGATGATTTGTACAATGAATATGGAGTTAAAGTAAAAAGACAAAATGGGGATGAAATAAAAGAATCAGAAATTAAAACAATAAAGAATGCATTAGATAGTATTTCGAAAGTATTTGGTAAAAATGTAGAAATGAATAAAGAATTTGGTTTAAAAATTTCTCATTCGGGTGAAAAATTAATGCATGCAAGCAAATATTTTGGTTTGTTTCATCCATTCTATAATGCAATAGGGGTTACTAATGTGGGAGGTAATAAGCAATTTGGCTTTGTATTAGGTCATGAATATGGTCATTTTATGGATTATTGGATTGGCAAAAATACAGGCAATCATTATGCAAGTGATAAGCAAGGATCTATTGCTAATGAAATAGCAAATACATTTAAAAAGGGAATGAATAAAAAATCTTCTTCTGATTATTGGAATAGAACATGTGAATGCTTTGCAAGAGCAATGGAACAATATCATGCAGTGGAAGTGAATAATGATACTGAATATTTTGATAATGATAATTATGTAAGTAAAGAAAAATATGAAAAAGTAAAACCCTTAATTGAACAATTTTTCAAAGAAAATAAGGAGTTTTTAAAAGCATTTGGCAATGATGATATATTTCCAAGTCAATTAAAACTCCAATTAGATTAAATTAAATAAAATAGTTTGAAGGTAATAATTAATACTTTAAATGAAATGATTAAAGATAAAAACGAATTTAAATTTTTTGTTCCTTGTGAAATAGAAAAAGGAGAAGATAAACAAGGCAAAAAGGTGATGAAAATAAAAGGTGTTGCAAGCACCAATGATGAGGATAGTGATGAAGAAACACTTAATCCTTCCGGTTTTGATTTGAGTTATTTTAAGAAAAATGGGTTTATAAACTGGCATCATTCCTATAAGGATAAACCAACGGCAGTGATTGGAGAACCTACACTTGCTGAGGTAAGAAAGAATGAATTATATATTGAAGGTTTATTGTATGATTCAAAGCTTGCTAATGAAGTTTATGAATTAGCTGAAACTCTTGAAAAATCAGGAAGTAAAAGAAGATTGGGTTTTTCAATTGAAGGTAAAGCAACAGAAAGAGGTTCTGAAGATAAAAATCATCCTTTATACAGATTCATTAAAAAGGCTAAAATAACAGGTGTTGCAGTTACTCCTACCCCAAAGAATGCATCAACAATAGTTGATATTATGAAAGGTAATTTCTCTGAAATGGAAATAGAAGATGAACCAGAAGTAAGTGCAAATGGTGGTAAACAAACCATTATTGATATAACAAAGCCAAATGGAGACAGAGTTATGGTTGATGCTGACTATAAGATAACAATTTTATCAAAGGCAGCAGATACAAGCGATACAAGAGCTTTAATTAAAGAAGATTTAGATGGGAAATTGACTGATTTGCAAAATTCTGATAAAAAAAATAAGAAAGATAAAGAAAAAATACCTAAATTTGTCTCTATTAATAAGTCAATGTTTTTTGACGAAATATTAAAAGCGACAAATGACTTTGAACTAACAAAAAAAGTTATAAATTCTATAAATTTTAAAAGTATGGAAACTAATAATAAAAAAGTTAATTTGGATGAACTTGTAAAAGCGTTAACCAGCATTGGCGTTGAAGTAGATCCTACGATATTACAAAAAGGCGAAAATACAGAAAAAACACCGGAAGAAATTGCTGCTGAAGAAGCAAAAAAAGCTAAGGAAGCCGATGACTTTAAAAAGGCTCAGGAAGCTGAAGCTTTGAGTAAAGGAAAAGACAATGATGAAGATGACAAGGACAAAGATAAGGATAAGAAAGATGATGAAATTGAAAAAAACACCATGAAAAAATCTGATGACAAGGATAAGGATGATAAAAATAAAGATGATGATTCTGATAAGGATAAATCCGAAAAAAAGAAAAAAGAAAAATTCGAAAAACTTGAAAAAAGTTTCAAAGATGAAATAGGTGCTGTCAGTAATGATATGAACAAGGGATTATCTGAAATATCTTCTTTAATGAAATCATTTGTAGAATCTATTGATAAAAGAGTTTCTGCCATAGAAAATCAAAGTACCGGAAGAAAATCAATGGGTACTGTAAATGTAATTGAAAAATCTTTTGGAGGTGCTGAAGATAAAAACAATGATGGCAAAACAAAACTTTCTATTTCAGAAAACAAACAACAAATAAGTAATGTATTACTTTCTAAATCGGGAATTCAAAAAGGAGAAGCAAATAAATTATACTGTGATGCCATCCAGGAATTTGAGGCAGCAGGTACTCTCTCTAAAGCAGTTGTTACTGATTTATATGTAAACAATAATATTTTAATTACAAAATAATATTTTATTCGTACTTTAATAATCGTACTTTTTTAATCGGGAATAAAATAAATTTAAATGCTTTTAAACAACTTAGGCGTTAGTCTTGGAGACTACGGAAATGGCAATTATGACGGACAAGCTTTATTTGATAATGCAAATGTAACACCAGAACAACTTTCAGAATTATCCAAAGCATTGGAAGCTGGTTCTATTACAGGTAGAGATACCGCTAATTTAACCACTGCATCAGGTGCACCTTTAAAGGTAGAATCGCTGGAAAATACCTTAGCGGTTATCACCTATAAAGAATCTGATATTCAATTCTGGAAAAGAATACCAAAAGAACCTGCTTACAATACAGTTGAAGAATTCAATCAGTTATCATCTTATGGTTCAGAAGCCGGTGCTTTTACCAATGAAGGTGAATTACCTAATGAAGAAGATTCAACTTATATTCGTAGGGCAGAAATTGTTAAATTTTTAGGAGTAACTGGTATAGTATCCCATCCTATGCAATTGGTGAAAACCAATATTGGATCCCTGATCCAACAGGAAGTAAAAAACAAAACTTTGTTTTTGTTAAGAAAAGCTGACCGTGCATTGGCATTTGGAGATTCTGCAATTGTTACCCAGGAATTTAACGGACTTTATGCTCAACAGAGAAATTCATTCAGTACCCTTACTGAATATATGGCATCGAATAGTGTAATTGATTTACGTGGTAAATCATTACGTGAAGCTAATATTGAAGATGGTGCTTTGAATATTATTTCAAACTACGGCCATGCAGATTTGTTAATGGCTCCTCCTGTCGTTTTATCTGATTTTGTAAAAGCATTTCATGAATCAAAATTAATTCAACCTAATACCCCAGCTTTGACAGCCGGTATCATGGGTCAGAGAGTTCAAAAGTTTCAGTCTCAATACGGAGAAATAGACCTTGGATATGATATTTTCCTTGGAACTAACCCTCCTAGAAAAACTACCGATCCTGCAATTCATGCTCAAGCTCCTGCACAGGTAGTACATGTTGCTACTACCAGCCCTGCTGATCCATTATCTTTATTTACCGGTGCTCAAGCTGGTGATTATTTTTATGCCGTTGCAGCTAAAAATAGATTTGGTGAATCTCAATTAACCGCTATGAATGGTGGTGCATTAGTAACTGTTGCCGATGGTGATAGAGTTGATTTACAATTTACTGCTGGTGGTGGTACATATCCTGCAACAGGTTATGTTATTTACCGTTCTTTGATAAACCCTGCAACTACTTTAGCAACTACTCCTCTTTATCCTATTTTTGAAGTATCAACAGCTCAATTAGCAACTGGATATGATGGTGGTACTGCTGGTCTTATAGGTGATAGAAACCGCTTCTTGGCAAATTGCAGCCAGGCCATATTAATTCAATCAGATGATGAAGTTTATAAATTTAAACAATTAGCTCCTCTGATGAAGATGGACCTTGCAGTATTAAGCCCTGCTACCCGTTTCATGATTTTATGTTATGGAACTCCAGTATTGAAAGCACCAAGAAAAATGGTTCGTTATATCAATGTTGGACGTGATTTAACCTAAAATTTAAATTCCAATAAAATGGCGAAAGTCCATAACTAGCTTATGGACTTTTTTATTATCTTTATATTTTAATAATTTAAACTTAAACTTATCAAAAATGAAAATTGTAACTACAAAACAACACAGAAGAAATCAAATAGTAACAATTAATGGTGTTACCATTAAATTTGATGGAGATCTTAAATCGGAAGTTACCGAGAAAGAATTTGAAACTATTACCCTAAAAGATGATTCTATAAGTAAAATTGTAGAATTACCATTAAAACCTGTAGATGACAAATCAAAAGGAAAGGCTGTATTTAATACGGAAAACATGACAACAGAAGAAGTCTCTGAACTTTCAAAAGTGTTAAACGATAATTCTGCTGAAACTACAAACGAAACAGATACTAATCCCGGTGATGCAACAAAAGACCCAAATGCAGAAACTGGTACCGGTAAAGATAAAACATTTGCTGAAGAACTTGCAGAAATGAAAATGGGTGAATTGAAAGATTTAGCCAAAGAATCGGTACTTCCTGAATCAGAATGGAAAGGCATTAAAAAGAAAGATGATTTAATAACTTATCTTTTGTCTAAAATAAAAGAATAATAACAATGGGAAATTTAACATTTACTACTAAATTCATTAAAAATGATGGACTTGTTATGAGTCCAAAAGAATTAATTGAGATGTATTTCTTCGGAATAAAGATGGTAGATACATCAGGAAATGTTATTTCTCAAAGTGTTATTAAAAACTTTATCAGGTCCTCCCAGGAAGAAGTTGAAAAATGGTTAAACATTAAAATCCAAAGGCAAATCATAAGAGAGAAAAAAGATTTCTATAGAAATGATTGGTATGCCTTTGGGTATTTAAGAACAACTTATCCTGTAGTTTCTGCATCAAAAATGGATGGATACATAGGTGAAACAAAACAAATATCTTATCCAAAAGAATGGTTAAGTGTTAGGACGACAAGTGATGGTGAACTATATCACAGGCATATTTATCTTGTGCCTTCTACGAATTCTCCTACAAATCACATGGTAGTGTTTACCGGTATTACTCCCCATATTGCATTAACATTTTCACAAATGGTTCCTAATTATTGGCTTGTTGAATATGTAACAGGATTTTGTAGTGTACCTCCCGATTTATATAATTTCATTGGTATGTTAGCTGCAATTAACATTTTTTATCTTATGGGAGACATCATACTTGGAAAACCAGGTATTGCAAGTCAATCTATAGGTATTGACGGATTAAGTCAATCAAATTCTGCACATAGTTTAGGTTATGGCAATAGGATAAAAGGCTACCTTCAATTAATGAATGGTGATGGAGGCAAAGGTGGAATGAAAGAAAAATTATACAATTATTACAAAGGTTTTACTGTAAGTTGTTTTTAATAAATTATGACTAGCATTATAAAATTACAACAAGCTCCAAGCGGTTCAAATGCTCCTCAAACTTATTTTGAAAAAAATGATTTTGATGAAACAATTTGGAAACATGGATATAATGTAATTATTGAAAAAGCGTTAAAATGTCCATGTAAAAGTACGGGAGGCGATAATTTAAGCAATTGTAAAAATTGCGGAGGTACAGGATGGATTTTTATAAATCCAATTCAAACCAAGGCCGTATTAAGATCACAAAACCTGACAACTAAATTTAAAGATTGGTCAGAAATAAATATTGGCAATGTAAATATAACAGTAAGAGATATTGATAAGCTTGCATTTATGGATAGAATAACCGTATTGGATGGTGAATCTATTCATACCCAAAATGCAACTTTAAGAATGTATGAAGGTGTTTTGTTTGCTTTTTTAGATTATGACCCTAAATGTGTTTCTACTGTATTTTTATTTAAGGATCCGAAAGAAAAACTCATTCACCTTAATAAAACAGTAGACTATACAGTAATTGATTCAAAAATAATACTAGATACT